GGATCAACAACTGGTTCATCTACAGGATCAATAACTGGATCAACAACTGGTTCATCTACAGGATCAATAACTGGATCAACAACTGGTTCATCTACAGGATCAATAACTGGATCAACAACTGGTTCATCTACAGGATCAATAACTGGATCAACAACTGGTTCATCTACAGGATCAATAACTGGATCAACAACTGGTTCATCTACAGGATCAACAACTGGTTCATCTACTGGATTAACTACTAATGTCACAGGTGGAACAGGTACAACTAATTCAATCAATACAAGTAAAAATAATACAGTCACAACTATTACAACTGATCATAATGATAATACAAATAATATAGTGCTAATCATTATCATCACATCTTCAGTTATACTATTTTTATTACTACTAACATGTATCTTATCTTCTTATGAAAACCAAATTACACCAATACTATTACGTATGACGTCAAGTATGAGACAAGAACGAATGGTAGAACTTACAACACAAATCAAATCAATTGAAGATCAATATGAGACAAAAGAAAAAGATTCTGATATTGAGAATCAAATTCCATTGCCTAATATACCAGATGAAAATAATTAACAAGACCTTTTCACAAAAGGCCTTACTCCGCTCGTGGCGGATACCCCAAAACTTGCTATAACAGAAATCTAACACTATTATTACTTATCTATTCAGTATATTCACTGAATAAACTATATAAATACTACTATATTTTACCTTGTCGACCGTTTTTATTTTTCTCGTATTTATGATTGTATTTACAAATATTATATAGTGTTTTTACGTATATTTTCAATTAAAATAATAAAAAATAATAGTTTTTTAAAAACGGTCGACAAGGTAAATATTCTGTTATAGCAAATAAATAGAGTGAAAAGGGTGTGACAAAATTTATGATGTTATACTAACATTTTTGGTACGGGTTTTTTTCAAAAAGCCGTGTTTTTATTTACTCATGCAAGTAATGATCTAAACATACTGCTTCGTACTCTTGTGAACTTCCCACATGAACCTGACCCGGTAACGCTATTTTTGCTTTGGAATAAATTCCTGCAGTCCCATCTTTACATTTTTTACATAATGCGGTCATCCATTCAACATGACTTGCTAATGGAAGCAAATACATGATATCCCCAAATGGATTCCGATTCGAATCACCATTTAATGCCGAAATATAAATGTGTTTTTGACAATGATCCATCAAGTGTTGAACCGTCGGAAACAAATTCGTAAAAAATTGACCTTCTTCAATAATAATAATCTGTGCACGTTTACATTCTTCTATCTCATAAATGGTTTCCAACTTGTCAATCGGAATAACATGACAAGTTTCTTTTTCTTGATTGTGTGTACATAATTCATTTGTAGTTGTGTAACGAACGTCATTGTCAGGTTTCACACAAAAAATCTTGTATTCAAGTGTGTTAAATGCACGAATATGTTGAATCAATCGAGTGGATTTACCGGAAAACATTGGGCCAAGAATCAGATGGAGTGACATTCTTTTTTTTTACTATCGTACTGTTATGAATTTTCATTTTCATTTTTTTTATATGTTATCGTATTTGAATATATCACTACTGATGAATATTACTTTTCAACTACCCGTAACTCTCTATGATACCAATACACTACGAATCAATGTTCCTTGTCCAGACAATTATCCCGATACAGAATTCAAACAACGGATAAAAGGAATTGGACTAGTCGCTTATATCGAATGTACATATGATACTGAACGAAATACCGTTTTTATTACGGAATGGTATGTATTTACGAAAACAGTAGAGGTGGCATCGGAGTTGGATAAAACGATAACCAAAGGTCTCGGTAAAAAAATGGTGTATGATTTATTACGTCATGTAGTCGATCATGGTCTTATTACGGAACAGGCAACAATGATATTACACGCAAAAGGAGGTCGTTATACAGAAGAGTGTAAACAAATGGTTGCCTTGTTATCAGATGAGGAACTGAATTCTTTTTTACAAGAGTACCCAGGTGATAGTGCACTCATTCATGACAGTGATGATAAAAAGAAAACTTATTGTATGATTAATGACAATGCCAAATTAGTAACATATTACAAGACATATGGACTAGAAGCAATTCATGGTGAAAAAGGAACAGACATAAAAATGTCGGGATCTGTTAGAGAAGTATTATACTCATGCAAGAATAAATAATAAAAAATCAACTATAACAAAGATTTAAAGTTTCTACTTGTATACAAGGTTACTATTTTATTTTTTTCTTTTACACCTTTGGACATTTAAAACGCCGATTTTTGCGTTAAAAATTTAAATGACCTCTATGAAGAGTTCATTTTATTATTTATTCAGTGAATATACTGAATAAACCATTATATTAATTAATATTATGTTATATTACGTTTTGTGATATCCGCCACAAACGGAATAAGGCCTTTTCACAAAAGACCTTGTTTATTACGTTTACATAATAAAATCGGATAGTAAAAGAATGATTTACATTTTTCCCAAAATGTTTCTATTTTCTCTTTCGATAGTTGTTCTTGTTTAGTACTTGATATTTCATACATCATTGTTACATTTTCTATTGTATACGGATACATGTTATGATATATAAAAGATAATTAAGTAATAAAGAAATAAAAAAACAAAAATGGAAACATCATGGGTTTCATCACAATTACAACAATTAGTATTACTAGATGAATCATTATGTACATCACTAATGAAACGTGTACGAAATACACTCAAGAGTACAACGAATCGAGTAATTGTATATGAAATAGTAGCTAATTATGCGTCTTTATTTCTAACCAATGAAGAAGGGACGATTTTTTTCTATAAAAATTTACAATGTTCCAAAATACGACCGCCTGTAACATCAACCATCCGGCCTCTATCATTTTTTTTTACTCACCATCCAAAACACAATCCCGTACTTGATCTCGAATGGATTACAACGACGCTAGCAATGGACCATAAATCACGATATGAATCTGATATCGATCTACTTGAATTATCATCCATGGTATATAATGAGTCAACATCAATTGTTGTAGAAGAAACAAGGGAAAGAGAAATAAAAACACAAATAACAAACGAACAATCAAATATAACAATAAATGAACCAGAACTAGTAGAAAAAATTGTACCGAGAACTGTTTATGTTTCATTAGCGGATGAGGACCAAGAGGATAAAATGAGTGTAAAAAGTTACGTGTCGAGTACGAGTACGAGTACCAAGAGTAGTACAGTACAATCGTATCGAAAACCTTCTCTACCTATTCCGCTAGGATTGCGTCCCAAATGGAAACGATAAATGATAAAATATTTAAAAAAACCAACGTCTTATCACTCCATTTTATTCAAGGCCTTTTGTGAAAAGGCCTTACCCCAAAATTTGCTATAACAGAAATTTAATTACTATTACTTATCTATTCAGTATATTCACTGAATAAACTATATAAATACTACTATATCCTGTTATAGAAAATAAATAGAGTGAAAAGGGTGTGATTTTATTTGCTATAACAGTTTTTAGTAGTAATGTTATTATTTATTCAAAGAATATACTGAGTACATTTATTGTAACATCATCAATTATGTTATGTACCATTTTTGGTACGGGTTTTTGTGAAAAAGCCGTAAAAAACAGTATTAAACAGGTACAGTATAACTAATAACCATGTCGATTCATATTCTGTGTTTTGGTTCAAACGGTTGGATTGGTGGTCAATTACGGTCCTTATTCCAAGCACATCCATCTATTGCTACAATTACCATTGCGAAAAGTCGTCCACAATATGTTTCTGACGTACAGGCTGAATTAGATGCTGTGAAACCCACGCATGTTGTTAGCACCATTGGTCGTACACATGGAAAAATTGACAATACAGTCATACCGACGATTGATTATCTGGAATATCCGGGTAAATTACGTGAAAATGTATGTGATAATTTATATGCCCCGATTGTGTTGGCGCATGAATGTGCCCAACGAAACATTCATTATACCTATTTGGGCACGGGTTGTATTTTTGAGTTTGATGACAATCATCCGATGGACCATACTGAATTAGGTTTTACGGAAGATGATCTTCCGAATTTTTTTGGATCAAGTTATTCTGTGGTGAAAGGATTTACGGATCAACTCATGCACTTGTACCCTCGGGCATTAAATGTTCGGATTCGTATGCCGATTACAGCTGAACCAAGTCCTCGTGATTTTATTACGAAAATTTGTAGTTATGAATACATTTGCAGCATTACGAATTCCATGACCGTATTGGATGAATTGCTACCCTTACTTGTGGATATGATTGTTACGGGTCGAACGGGAACGATTCAATTAAGTAATCCAGGGACCATTTCGCATGAAGAAATATTAACCTTGTACAAGGAAATTTGTGATCCGACGAAAACATGGAAAACCATGTCCTATGAAGAACAATCGCAAGTATTAAAATCCAAACGTTCGAATAATTCATTGGATACGACATTATTACAAACCTGGTATCCTCACGTACGTGATATTAAAACGGCGATTCGTCATACATTGGAACAACGCAAGAATCGAATGGAATGAATAACAAAACCACGGATTTATTGTTATTGTATGTACATATAGTGTTTTTACGTATATTATTAATTAAAATAATTAATAATAATATTATTCAAGAAAAAAGTAAAAAATAATATTATTCGAGAAAAAAGTAAAAAATAAAAAAAGATCAATCTATAAAATGGCATTTCCTCGTAATCCTACTCATGAGGCTGCAACTAGAATAGCTGGATCATCAATAAATTATGAAGTTCATCCAGGAAACCCTCGTACTATGTATGATGAAGGATTAGTTATCATAGAAGCAAGAGCAGTTAATAATAGCCACGCACAATCAGATTGGGTGTCTGGAGATAATCTGCGAAATGAATCAGATCGATTTAATGGATCAGTGAGTAAAGCAATAACTTGGTATAAAACAAACGAAATCGTTCCACCTGGAGTTGTTTTGTTTTCTGATCGAACAAGAGGATGGTATAAAATGAAAAAATCTATAAACGATACAGGAGTGACCGTTGTAAATGCTAAAGCTGCATTTCAACCAATATCTTTTCTTACTAATGATGAGACGGATTTCCCATTTGATGCAACACTTATTTGTCAGGGACAAGTAACCGATGTTATAGAAGTCATGAGAGAACGAGGTATCATAATAGGAAACCAGTATCTTTTTACTGTTGTCTACTCACGATCCGACAAACAATGGAAATCGAATAGTAAAAGTTCACCAACTGAGTTTGGAGCAATTAATTGGACAATCCGTAAGGTGAAGCAACCAGTAGGACCACAAGGTATGTTACCAACTGTATTATCTGATGTGATTGTTGTACCTGGTCAACATTTTCACATCCCCCGACCCGTTCAAGACGAGAATGGTCCTGGTGCTGCATCTGCATTTGGACCTGGAGATGCATCTGCAGTTGGATCTGATTCCGTGTCTGATGAACCAGAATCATTTGGTCCGGGTTCTTCTTTTAAAGAACAATTCGGTAAAAAACGAGTTAATAGAAAACGAACCAGTAAAAAACGAGTTAATAAAAAACATACATCTTGTAAAAAATATACATCTTGTAAAAAACATAAACGATCTACTAAAAAATAAACACGAATAGACTACTAATTAAAAAAAATGATCAACGATGTAAAATTATGAATAAAAAAAGAAAAATAATTAAAATAATTTTTAATTAAAATAATTAAAAATATACATAAAAACACAAGTATATACTATTTTTAAATACAATGAAAAACATAAAAAAATAAAAACGGTCGACAAGGTAAAAAACGACTATGCTACATGATGTAATTGTAGTGTTGTAAAAGCAAATCGTGTTGGTTTCGCAAAAAAAATCATTTTCGTTCGTTTTGATGCATGATCAATTGTGATTTTTATTTCACCCTCTTTACTAGCTAACGAACGTGTCCCATGTAATTGATAGTCATCGTATAAACGAGAACCCATGGTACGAGCATGATATTTAATGTGATTCGTGTCACATAACCAAATTCGATCACCATGTTGTGACAAACAAGCATAAATGGTTGATTTTCCGCACATATCTCGACCATTCCACCGTAGTGTTTTGTCGTGATTTTCGATAAAACTGACTTCAAATACAATATCATTACCTGTTTCTCTGTATTTGATTTGAAGTGGTTGGACAACATGGTCTATTGTAATATACCCATCAATTTTGTCATACATGTCTTCGTCGAGCGTTGAATCGGTGATCACATACCCATGAGAACGAAGCGATTCTTTGATGGTTTGTTCCACTTTTCTACCGTGTGCAACTCGAGTTGTATAATTTTTACTACGGATTGTATTGTTGTTATGATGTGAAAACATATAATGTCGTTTTTTGTGTTTAGATATGTAAAATGTATAGATACACATTAATATCACGGCTTTTTCACAAAAACCCGTACCAAAAATGTTACGATAACAGAATTTATGATGTTACAATAAATGTACTCAACGTATTCACTGAATAAATAGTAAAAGTACTAGTAAAAACTGTTATAGCAAATAAAATTGAGTTATAAGACAGTGATTAATATAAATAAAACAAAAATAATTTTTTTTGAACTATCAGAAACAGTATAAAATATAACAACTATAGGATCCTTTTTTTATTTACTTATGTGTTTCACTATTTACTTTCTTAAACTATATTTAAGTTGATATTTTTAATTAAAATAATTAAAAATGTTTTATTGAAAAAAGTCTATAATATAAAATTTAATTATAAACTATTTTATTTTCAACATATTTTTTATTATTTTATCATATTTTGTATTTATCCACACCATCCGCACCATCCGCACCATATTTCATATTTATGGTTCATCTAACCTTGGATATTATAAATATGAATTTTAGTGTCCTATTTTTATCCGCACCATCCTCACCATCCGCACCATATTTCATATTTATGGTTCATCTAACCTTGGATATTATAAATATGAATTTTAGTGTCCTATTTTTATCCGCACCATCCTCACCATCCGCACCATATTTCATATTTATGGTTCATCTAACCTTGGATATTATAAATATGAATTTTAGTGTCCTATTTTTATCCGCACCATCCTCACCATCCGCACCATATTTCATATTTATGGTTCATCTAACCTTGGATATTATAAATATGAATTTTAGTGTCCTATTTTTATCCGCACCATCCTCACCATCCGCACCATATTTCATATTTATGGTTTAACTAACCTTGAATATATTTTTATGTAATTAATTTATATATTATTACTTTTTATTTTGTAAAACTTTTTTTATAATTTATTCTTTATTTTTTATAATACTTTTTTATCTTTATTATTTTTTTTATTATGGGTACAATAAAAAACACACCGTCTTATCACTCAATTTTATTTGCTATAACAGTTTTTATTTAGTAGTACTTTTTATATTTATTCAGTGAATATACTAAGTACATTTATTCTAACATCGTAAATTCTGTTATCGTAACATTTTTGGTACGGGTTTTTGTGAAAAAATCGTGTAAAAAATACATGCCACACTTTTTTCAGTTTTTTTCTACTTTTTGGTTGCTTCCCCATTCTGCTTCCCCTTCGTAACATTTTCACCTTCAATGAACTTGAATTACGTAAATATCTACTATTTTTTGCTTCCCCTTTTGGCTCCCCTTTATCGTTTTGCTTCCCCTTCGTAACATTTTTTATCTTTGTTTACCTTGAATTATGTAAATATCTACTATTTTTTGCTTACCCTTTATCATTTTGCTTCCCCTTTATCATTTTGCTTCCACTTTGTAACATTTTTACCTTTGTTTACCTTGAATTATATAAATAAGTAATATATTGTAAATTTGCAATATTTTTAATTTTATTTTGTAACACTTTTTTTATAATTTATTCTTTATTTTTATAATATACTTTTTTATCTTGATGATTTTTTTATTATGGGTACAATAAAAACACACCGTCTTATCATTCAAGTTTATTACTAAAAAGTGTTATATAAAATAAAGTTGAGTGATAAGACAATTTTTTACATCATTTGTAATGTAATGTATCAAAAGGTCTTTTATAACAGAATGTCACTTAATATAATGGTTTATTCAGTATATATACTGAATAAATAACATAAATACATGATAACAATAAAAATAAAAAAATAATACCTACTATGTAAACATGAGTGAAATCATGATATCGTATCAAGAAATAAAAGATACAATTGATAAACAGACACGTTTATTATATTTGTATGACTTTACTGGTAAAGAAAATAAAAGTCGTATTACAACGTATACGACATCATACAAAAATAAAATAATGAAGTGGTTGGAACAAGTATACGACACGCAACAACTTTTTACAGCATCGATGGAAATAAAACAAGGGTTAAAAAACGATATCTTGTCTCGTACAAATGATTATATATTGTTTATCATAAATAAATGTGAAGGATATATAAATATAAATAAATTACAAGTAGTAGCTCTTACTTGTTTTATCCTAGTGATAAAACGAATTATTGATGAGAATCCTATGATCGTAAATCATGTAGATCAATTAATCACAAGATTATCTCCTCTTTGTGATGGCGCATGTCCAATACAAATCATGGTAGCAATGGAAGAAGATATACGACGTAGAATTAGTAAAGATGATCGTACTAGTAGCGATGAACAGTTACGTTTATTATATTTGTATGATAAAAATGGTAAAAAAGATAGAACTGTTATTTTACCATATACTACAGCACGTAAAAAGATATTATTAAATTGGTTGGATCAAGTGTATGAAAGTTATAACATTGACTTTTTTGATTCACATGTATATCGGAACATGAATGAAAAAGAGAAAAACGATCTAAAACAAATTATCATGTCGTGTACAAATGATATGATTTTATTTATGGTACGGGAATGTAACCAACGCATTAATATACACAAATTACAAGCATTGGGTTTGAGTTGTTTTATTATAGCCTTAAAAGTAATTGGTGCTCATGATCTTCTTATTCAACGTGGACTCGTTACTACCTTATCGAGACTCTGTGCAGGTGACTGTCAAAAACAACTGGTGCTAGATATGGAAGCAGATATCTTACGACGGACCAATTATCTTGGTTGTCATGGTATTATTCGTATTACTGACGAAGAGCGACGTGAAGAAAACAATCGTCAATTGCTACAACAACAAGCAAAAAAAGATATGTTGGAAATAGATAGACAACTTCAAGCGGAAATTGTAGCGAATCGAATGGGTAAAAATCAATTTGGTACCAAACAATCCAAGTCAAAAAAATATAGTAAAAAAAGTAGTACAAGACGGTATAGATAAGATAATACCACCATCTTTTTCACAAAAACCCGTGGCACTAAATGTATGTTCGACACAAAATACCTATAAAGAAATATTTTTATATAAAAACTCACATGAATAAGAATATTATTTATACAGGTATAGGAAAAAATGATTCATTTGTCACGTGTGTATCATTATTAATCCGTTCCCTTGAAAAATTTAGTACCCCTACATTCGATCTATTGATTTTATATGATGAGGAAATTAAGGAACAAGTAAAAAGTCTAACGAGTTCGATTTATAAGATACATACGTGTAAAGTTCATTCTATTACACATTCCCATAAAGAATGTTTTTATAAATGTTGTTTTTATGATTTTCCTTTAGCAGATTCGTACGAGAAAGCATTATATCTGGATAGTGATATTTTATGCACCATTGATATTTCGACTTTTTTCATAGAAGAGTTACCAAATGAGACCCTATCCGTATTTCAAGAATCTACGGACATTAAAAAACATAATGAATATTATTTTAATCCTTTTTTCCCAGCCGTTCTATCAGATGATCTCATTAAACGATATACAAAAGAACAACGATATGTATTCAATTCAGGAACTTTTTTATTTAATGTAAAAGGAATGAGAGATCATTTTCAAAATGTATTACAGTACCTTGACACATATAAACAAGTACAAACGTTTGGTGACCAACCTTTTTTTAATTTATATTTTAATCAACATGGGTTAACTACTTACCATCAATTTACATCATCTAATTACCATTTGGGTGAGGTTAATGAATACAAACCTAATTTTATTCTTCATTTTGCTGGAATAGGAGGATTTGGAAATGGATATAGTAAAGTAGTTCATATGGATCATTATTGGTATACTTATTTACATAATTTACAAAATACCTTACCCCACCAACACTTGTCATAACATAATGTTAGTTAATACATGGTTTTTTCAAAAAACCCGTACCAAAAATTTACCTTGTGGACCATTTTTATTTTCTCATTAATTTTGATTGTATTTATAAATATTATATAATTATTTATAGTGATTTTACGTATATTCTTAATTAAAGTAATTAAGAATAATATTTTCTTAAAAATGGTCGACAAGGTAAAAATCTCCACAGCTGTAAAACAATCATAAATAGTCAAAAGTATTTGTAATCCGTTACTATTCATCTTCATCTTCTTCTATACTATGATATTTATTTCTTAATTTATTTATACGTACGAGTTCGTCTTGTAGAAATAAACTACGTGTCGGAGGAGGTGATGCTTCGAGTTGTTTTTTATAATATAGATGTAAGTAATCATAAAATTGAATCTTTTTTTCTAATGACAAATGTTTTATCATACGATCATTAAATGTTCTTTTTATTTTTTTTCGTTTTACTATTGATTTTTTTTTACTTACATGTACTGGTTTACTTTTAGTAGATGGATTTACTTTTATTATAGTAGACGAGATTGAATTATATGTAGTAGATGGACTTTCTTTACTTATAGATTTTGCTTTATTTATAATTTTTGTTTTATTTATAGAAGTTGGAGTTGCTTTACTTATAAATTTTGTTTTATTTATAGAAGTTGGAGTTGCTTTACTTATAAATTTTGTTTTACTTATAGAAGTTGGAGTTGCTTTACTTATAATTTTTGTTTTATTTATAGAAGTTGCTTTCTTTATTGATGTTGCTTTCTTTATCGAATTAGATTTATTTATAGAAGTTGCTTTCTTTATTGATGTTGCTTTCTTTATCGAATTAGATTTATTTATAGAAGTTGCTTTATTTATCGAATTATCTTTCTTTATCGAATTATCTTTCTTTATCGAATTATCTTTCTTTATCGAATTATCTTTCTTTATCGAATTATCTTTCTTTATCGAATTATCTTTCTTTATCGAATTATCTTTCTTTATCGAATTATCTTTCTTTATCGAATTATCTTTCTTTATCGAATTATCTTTCTTTATAGAAGGTGCTTTCTTTATTGATGTTGCTTTCTTTATCGAATTATCTTTCTTTATCGAATTAGATTTATTTATAGAAGTTGCTTTCTTTATCGAATTAGATTTATTTATCGAATTATCTTTCTTTATCAAATTATCTTTCTTTATCAAATTATCTTTCTTTATTAAATTATCTTTCTTTTCCAAATGTACTTTCTTTTCCAAATGTACTTTATTTTTAGAATGTACTTTCTTTTCCAAATGTACTTTATTTTTAGAATGTACTTTCTTTTCAAGAGTTACATGTTTTGCTTTTTTCGAATGTACATGTACAATGACAGGCGTATCTTTTTTACGTGTTGGTTGAAGTACCGATTGAGAAGTCAGTGTTCGTCTTGAAAAAGGACGTTTTTCGATACAAACCGTAATCGATTGAATCGTCGAGTCAGTAAGTTCTGTGGTATAAATTCCTGTCGCATAGTCTGGTACAGAAAAAGGAATCGTCAAATCATACGACGAAATATTATCCAAATGGGTCACTAACCCTCGTGCTTCTGGATTAGAACGACACGCTGATTCATATCCAATTCGGTATTCGTGATCATGAATCATGACGGTTTCATATGGTTTACAACCAGAATACCTAGGGGAAGAACTAACCTGTTTCCACTTGGTAGTAGTGACAACTAATGGAGTAGTACTGTAGTAGTCTTCACCCTGTCTACTACATATGTAAAAAGGAAGAGTATGCGATGTCACACTCGACAACAGCATCATGATACCCATTTGTACCAACCACATCTCCTTATGTTTAGTACATAGTTATGATTTTAATTATAAAATCATAAAAATCATATCACGACTTTTTATGAAAAAACCGTGTATTATTTATACAACTATCATTTTTTTGTATTCTAGTAAACTACAATCGGAATACAACGCTTCATCTTTAATGCGACGACCTAATTCATCTGCATGTCCATAGACTTCAACGTTACCACATTTACAAACACCCTCGTTCACCATACGAGAATGACATCCATAACAATATGCTTGATTAATGAGAATGGTACGTGTGGATGGAGTTATGTCTGTGTCTGTATCTGTATCTGTATCTGTATTCGGTGGTAATGGAATTACCGGTGTAGCAAAGAAATTTGTAAAATAATTACCCATACTGATTTCTTTTATTAGTATACATCTTTTCTTTATATCTTATTTTTTATGTGATGTTGAAAAGAATTTTGAAAAACAATGAGATGTGGTATACGGTTTACAATGAATATAAATATGTTTTATAGTGACACGACGCATTTTACTATTGTAACTATTTTTTTATTTATTTACTATTTTTTATAAACAATATAATATAAATGGATCCATCAAAATTATATTATAAACTGTTAAACAAACATCACGCAATAACAAATAAATTTACAATAATAACTGCATCATCTGGTTTACCTTATGTACGTCCGGAAGAGCTCTTTCCAATTGATGTTGATAGAGAAGCTATAACGGAATGGATTTTTACTACTAAAGATGTTTATATACCTCAAAAAATAAATAAAAAATTATTTTCATCGCTTCACTATTATATATTTGAATATGAACAATTGCATGGTGGAAGATCACTTCCAACGATCATTAACGATTTTATAACAGAATACGGAACACCAAAGAAAAGAGCGATGCGTAGTGATAGAGGACGAGGTATAGGTAGAGGAAGAGGAAGAGGTAGGGGAGGAATAAGGAGTGCTGCTGTGATAGGTGCAGCCGATGTAGGTGCGGCTGTAGAAGATATAGATACCGATGAATCAGATGAAGATGAAGATGAATGTCCAATTTGTGCAGATGGATTAGATCCATCTGATGTACATGCCCCTCTAGTACTAACTGAATGTGGTCATCGATTTCATCGTAAATGTTTTACGGACTGGTTAGCAAAAGGTAATAATAGTTGCCCGTATTGTAGAAAAGAAAACCCAAAATATGCAGGAAGAAAAAAACAATATTCTAAAAAACGTAATTGTAATAGTAGACGTAAACTTCGTTATACATGTAAAAAATAGTTATTTTCACGGCTTTTTCACAAAAACCCGTAGCAAAAATGGTACGATAACAAAATTTATGTTGTTACAATAAATTTATTCAGTATATTCATTGAATAAATAGTAAGATTAATGATAAAAACTGTTATAGCAAATAAAATTAAGATATAAGACAGTGTGTTTCATAATCATTTATTCAGTGAATATATTTTACCTTGTCGACCGTTTTTATTTTTTCATAAATTTGACTATTTTTACAAATATTATATAAATATGTATTCGTGTTTTTACGTATATTTTTAATTAAAATAATTAAAAATACTATTTTATTGAAAACGGTCGACAAGGTAAATATTGAGTACATTTATTGTAACAATATAAATTCTGTTATCGTAACATGTTTGGTACGGGTTTTGTGAAAAAACCGTGTTAACTAAAAATTGATCCAGGACTTACCGCACCTTTATGCGTATACTTTTTGTCAATATGACAAATTGCATCATACGTGACCTTGCGCAACATCAGTAATTGCGTCAACACCGTTTGCGTATTGTTTCCATCCATTGTTCGAAACAATTCCTCGCCAATCGTCACATACGAATCCATGATTTGTTGTTCTTCTCGTTTTCGTAACGTCGTTTGATGAAACACATACAACCGTTGTTTGAATTTTTTCTCGTCCAAATTACCCATTAAATAATGAATCCGATCTTTATCTCGATTTTCACGATGGGTCAAATTCGGCATTGTGACTTGACGATGATGTGTTAAACTTTGGTAGAGTTGTGTCAATTGCGATTGAATTTGAGGTGTCGCTATACGCATAAATGTTCGTACAATGTAAAAACCAGGCATGGGACCACATCCTCCTTGTAATGCTCGATGCCTAATGTCCACAATGTTCCCCGCTCGTAATGCTTCAAAATAATGAGGATTATGTATCACACCGGATTCAATTTGTCCAGTCTTCCACGAAAATGCCGTATGACATTGAATACAAAACATTTGATCACATCCATCTGTCTTGTAAATACGACAATGGCATTTTGGACATGGTTTCGTGCTATTATGTAATTCAGTGATCGTGGCGACATCATCAGGATTACACTCATGATCCTCTTCCTTGCGTTTATGGCAATCTTTACAAATAGTTGATTCACATAACCCACACTTGTACTTGGACGATAAGAACCCACGACATGCTTCCATGGGACATTTCATGATGAATTCTTTACGTTCTTTTTGTACATGTCGTGTATTTTTATGAAACAATTCAACACGTTGGTGTGTGATTGCATGGGATTCGGTTTGTAATTGACGCATGATGTGACGTTGTTCACTAACCAATTGATCTTCTTTTTGATCATTCTCTCGTTTCTTGCGTTCAATCTCGTGAAGTTTTTTGTCCAAACGGTCGAGACCAATTAATCGTTCCGCCTCTTCTTGCAAGGGGGGGAGATACGTTTTTTCTTCTTCAAACAAGACGATTTCTCGCATTTTTCGATATTCATCATGTAAAAACGATTTTGTAAACTGTTCATTCAACATATCGAGATTCCATTCCTTACGACAATTCATACAATGTGCTTCGTGAACGGTACCAAGTAAATAGGTTTTGACACACGAAAAACATGCTGAATATGAACAATGGGTACATATAATTGGTTTTCGACTCATTTTATTAAAAGGATCAGTACAAACGGAACAATCGGACGAAGCGACAGCAGCCATTGTGTCTATTTTATGTTAGAAAGTATTATATAAATCATGATTTTCATTTTTATCACGGCTTTTTCACAAAAACCCGTACCAAAAATGTTACTATACAAGATTATGTTATAGTAACATTTTTGTTACATTATCATTACACTTTTTACATACCTAAATGTACAAAAATCCAAAATAGTTTTGGTTTTGAAAAGTAATCTACAAAAAAAATAAAAAGTTTTATAAAAAAAATAGTTTACAAAAAAATAAATAATTTGGTTTTACATTATTTATAATGTATTATTATATGTATAATTAAATCATACCTGTATTATAAAAAATAAGGTTTCTATTAATTTAAAATATAAACCTTATATAAGTGTTTCTATTATTATAGGTAAATCATACCTGTATTATAAAAAATAAGGTTTCTATTTTTTATTACATTCATGATAAGGTTTGTAAAATAGAAACCTTATAAATATTTTCATAATCGTATTACTGTATTTCATGTAGTATAACATAATTTACATATAGTATTTGTGTATAGTTACGTATTAATTATATTATTTTATATAACTTTTTCAATAAGATCTTGACTATTTTATTATTTTTGCTTTATATATATTTTATTACCATTAATTTTATCGAATTGAATTTTTATACCAGCATCAATAAGTAATTGAGTAAATCTATGTTTTGTTATATTTACACATCATAAATTTTCTTATAGTACCATTTTTGGTACGGGTTTTTGTGAAAAAGCCGTGTTATTTCAATATAAAAAAATGTTACGATTATTATAAATAGTACTCTTCACTCAACATGATTCATCTTTCTATGGAACAGAAACCAATATCTGTATTTGATTTTATTGCGATATGTAGCACCTCTACTATGCTAAAAAAAGATACATATTGCGTGATTCTTCATTGTGGTTCATCGGAATATTATTGTACCATTCAATGTTATCCTACGTATGTTGAAATTTATTTTGATTCGACTGCAACATGTCATTCGATTCCTATGCTAGCACTATCAAAAGATACAACAACCTTTCTAGTAGTAACCATTCACTATCAAGGGAGAGAGTTTGATTCAACGGGTAAACAAATGTATGGTACAAGTTCAATATCCACCAAACCCGTTTTTGCTAGTTGTTATGACTTACCTCCATTAGAGAGTATTATGTATCTCCGTTGTTGTTTTTATCGAATGATTTCGATTTCATGGTATATGATTACGGATTCTGCAAGTGGGTCTTGTAAAAGTAATGATGCCGAATCACGACTATATTTATTATTCCCGTATCGCATCTTTGCAAGAAATAAAGATAAAGCATTTTACCCATTATCTTCTCTATCTATTTATTATCGATTTTTTACTACAATTTATGATACGATTCAGCGTAGTATTAATTTACAAAGTCCACGACTTCAGTCAAAGCTAGAAGAGATTAGAAAAATAACATTTGATTTTGGAAAAGGTAGTGTACGATTAACTTCCTATTTTGAGAATTTTGTACCGTCGATTGACCAATGTCCATTACTATCAAAAAATATAAATTATGCTGATCGTGTATTAACGTCTACCAATGAACTTTATTCAGAATTTACAAGTTATTTGACTTCTTTTATTGTAACGAATGAAGACTGTATCTATTATCCATATGTAACGAAGCGAGAAAAAAATGCGAGTCTTGATAGTAGTATTGACACTATTCTTTCTGGAGCAACCAATGCTGCAAAGGGAATAAAAAAGAAACACCGAAAAAGTAAAAACAAGGCCTTTTCACAAAAGGCCTTACTCCGCTCAGGGCGAATACCCCAAAACTTGCTATAACAGAATGTCAATTAATATAATGGTTTATTCAGTGAATATACTAAATAAATATTCTGTTATAGCAAATAAGTAGAATGAAAAAGTTGTGAGTAAAAAACGTTCTATTCGAATAGCTAGAATCAAGTAATAATAGGCTTAGTTTGTCTATTGTTTTATAGCAAGTGTTGGGGTAATAATAAAATTAGTTTAGTTACGATGAGTTTTATTACTTTTTTTATGATGTCTTTTACTTTTTTTAACTTTTTTACTTTTTTTAACTTTTTTACTTTTTTGTTTTTTACCACCATATTGTGATAAATCTACATCTAACAACTTTGAAATCAAATTATCATATTGTATTTGTTCTAATTTGGCTCTGTTATATGGATCAATATCTAAAAAAGAAGGAGTTGGTTTACCTTTATACTCTTCGTCAGGATAAATAATACAATGTTGCATTTTAAACCCGTTTTCTAAAAAAGGTTGTCCAACTAATATATACATGATATCTCGTTGAAGAAGTATTTCACTTTCATCATCTAATTTTTCAGTATATTTATAGGATTTTATGGTAGGCGGAATAGTTATAATTAAAATATAACAATTTGAAATGGTGGAAGTACACCCTTTTAATGCAAAACGTTTTGCAATTTCAATACTTGTTGTAGAACTTGAATATGCTCTTTCTAAAAATTTCTTTTGTAACATTTCCTTTCCGATTCCTCTATAAACTACCTTTCCGCTATTTGAATAATTCATATAAGAATCGATATCTGCAATATAAGTTGCTATTTCGCTACCATCTGTTAGCGTTTGAGATCGTAAGGTTTCATTAATTTTTTTATATCCATCTGGACTTTTATAATATTCTAACGATTCTAATGACATTTATATAATTAACTTTTTTTTAATAATTAACTTTTTTTACTAATTTAATTTAGGTTAAAAAGTGTTTTAACGTGACCTTTGTTTTGATATTTACCCACGGGTTTATCTATAAATGTATGTATGAACGCACGTGTAAAAATAAGCACTGTACCTATCTTCATCCTGGACAAACTGGTTATGTGAAATCTCCTTATTTTTAACGTACCATGCAGTGTTAATATGAAACAGACGTTTCAGCATGTAGGTTAAAATGTGGTTAGTCGAATGGACAATATTGTCCCTATTTACATTACCAACATGCATCCATGGAGTTTATTCACCATCTTATAACTTAATTTTATTTGCTATAACAGTTTTTAGTAGTAATTTTACTATTTACTCAGTGAATTACTGAGTAAATTTATTGTGACATTATAAATTCTGTTATAGTAACATTTTTGGTACGGGTTTTTGTGAAAAAGCCGTGTTATAATCTTTATTATTACCATTCTATGAAAAAAGATATAAAGGTACATACTACTAGTACTAGATGAGTACGTATACATACAATTGTTTTTCACCACATTATATTCAACTTGTATCAGAACAAACATGTCTTCCTATAGAAATACTATCCCAGGCATTTGAATATAGTATGAATGAGGATACTGCATGTTATGTATGGACTAGGTTAGCATCAAATATCATCCGAAATGTAGCTAAACAAACCTATCAATATGTATCTGCATGTCCAGAATGGAATTGTATTTCATATCATAGCACATCACTAGATGATACGATTCATCATTCTCGATCATCAGATCTTTGTCTACTTATGAGAGCAGTATGTATCATTTTTCATACGACGGTAGAATTATCAGTAAAGACCGAATGTAGTGCGTTATTTCCTTCTTATTTTAAAGGGTGGTCCTATCCATGTCGTACTATTATGTGTCGAGCGGGTATTTTGTTACATCATTATACAGAAGAAGAAAAAGGTTACTAATCCAAGGGCTTACTCTTCTCAGAGCGGATACACCAAAACTTGCCGTAACAGTTTTTACTATCTATTCAGTGAATATACTGAGTACATTTTTATTGTAACATCATACATTCTGTTATCGTAACATTTTTGGTACGGGTTTTTGTGAAAAAGCCGTGAATTTCAAAAATATACTTTTCTTTTTATTTTTATTTTTATTTTTCTATTAGATATGGTGTAGATGAACGATTTTACAACACGTTATCCTACTCGATACCAAGATGAAAAGAAAAAAGAAAACGACAAGAAAAAGAAAGAAAAAGATAAAACCCAGCAAGACATGTTTGATCAATTACAAAAAGATCATGTTGAATTACATGTTCAATTACAACAACGTAAACGCTCTTCATCAACGATTTCAAGAATCGGATCTCATAATCCATCACCATCATGTTGTCCAATTTGTACTCTATCTAGCAATACGGAAACTGTTGTCACATGGAAAGAATGTGGGCATACACAACTACTTATGATACCTCCCGCATCATTATCATTACTACCACAAGATAAATAACACAACTTTTTCAAGACCTTGTGTATTATTATGAATCATAAACACGATTTGAAAAATGAAATTAATCTTGCTTGAAGCATAAATTATTATATACAATACATACTATGCAACAACCGTTCGAACGTACAGTACTTGATAATGAATTATATCAAGCATGTCGTCTATGTAATTGGAGAAAAGTAATCATATTACTTCCATTACGTACCCATATTACCATTGGTCAATTACTAGTCGCTTGTTCCTCACAAAACTTTCTGATTTGGGACATGTTGGTTCCATTGTTATCCACTACAGACACGTCCTCTTTATACTATCATGAAACATATGGAGATATGCCTTTATTGCATCATTATTGTTATTCCTATATCGATTCACAGTACTACGACAGTATCATTCTGAAAAAAAAAATAATACAATTATGTGACGCTGGTGCCGATATGAATCAACTCGATCCAAAAGGAAGATCGATATTATCAATTCTGGTTAAAACACATCAACTTGAACTCGTTCATTGGTGTATTACAAAAGGGGCGGATTATCGAATCGGTCACTTATTACTTCATGCGTCAAATTGGATTACGGAAGCACAATATACTGCCATTACCTTGGAACGAAAACGACGATTGGAACAAGAGCTAAATCAAATGGTATGGGATGTCGTACCTCATTGGCTACTCTGCTTACGACCCTATTCGAATAAAGGAATGATACAGTATCTTGTTTCACTAGGACTAGATGTAAATGAACAGGATAACAATGGTGTCACACCATTTTTTGCGGCGTGTAGTGGATATGGTTATATGGAACATGTTCAGTGTTTACTAGATGCAGGAGTTCAATTTTGTTCTACAAAAGAAGGTGTATCCGTATTGGATTGGATCGATCGTCATACTCATAATGATTTATTACGTAAGATGGTACGTGATTATCAACAACGTATGTATACAGAATGGAAAAAACAATTACAAGACAGTATATTTCCTATTTCGATGATAGAAAATGGTATTCTACCATACGTAATGGGTAGTATAGAATAGAATAATATGGTTTATAATGTTTGTTTGATTGATATTTTTTTTATTTATTCATGTAATTATTTATGTAATTATTTATTATCTTGTAAAGATGAAAAGGAATGAAAACACGCACAAAACACAAACTACAAGAACGAGTTCAGGACACCGATGAACCACAAGATATAAAAGAGTTGATAATGGATAAAATTGTATTTGCACGTAAAAAAGAAAAGTTTGAAGAAGAAAAAGAAAAGTTTGAAGAAGAAAAAGAAAAGTTTGAAGAAGATAAAGAAAAGTTTGAAGAAGATAAAGAAAAGTTTGAAGAAGAAAAAGAAAAGTTTGAAGAAGAAAAACAAAACATTATATTAGAAAAAGCAAGATTATGTCAATTACAAGAACAACTACAACATATGCAGGAAACGTATCAACTATCACTACTTACATTTGAACAAGAGAAAAAAAATCTTGAACGTAAAAAAGAACAGATGGATCAAGAACACGATTATGCAAGTCGAAAACATGCCAATGTACTCCATAAAGAAATCATGTTGGATACGTATTATAAACAAATAGAAGAAAAAGAAGAAATCATACATAAGAAACAACTAGCACTTGCAAAGGAACGTGAACAATGGGATGAATTTATGAATAAAATGATACATGATTTTTGTACAGAAGATCCAGTAGAAATACTTGATACTTCGAAAGAATTTCATGAAGAAAATCAACATGAAATGTCTATCGTTCCACTACAATCAAAACGTTGTACTATCAGTTAGTTACATGTCATATATGGGTTTTTGTTGTATTCGAATAGGTAATTGCATATTTTACCTTGTCGACCGTTTTCAATAAAATAGTATTCTTAATTATTTTAATTAAAAATATACATAAAAACACGATATATAATGATACAATATTTGTAAATACAATGAAAAATAAGACAAAACAAAAACAGTCGACAAGGTAAATATTTATGTAGTCCCTAGACTACATAAATGACTTGTATTTTATTTTTTTTCTTTTTTTTCTTTTTTTTCTTTTTTATTTATTCTTGTATCGTATCACAAATCAAATCCAATCTATTTTATTCACAATCCATTTCTTCATCGCTAAACTCCATATCTTGTTCGCCATACGTCATCGTCAACTTGCTGTATTCTCGCACCATATGAAGCGTGCGTTGTTTACCCAATTGAAGTAATCGTTTAGGTAGATAGGCAGTTCGTAGTTCCTTGTACTCTTGTGTTTCTTGAATGGCCGTTAATTGAGAGAGGGACATGGACGATGGCGGTTCCTTGTCGTCGTCATCGTCGTCATCGTCGTCATCGTCGTCATCATTTAATCGCACGATAAATCGTGGAAGAAATGAATCAAGTAATTCTGTGGGTTCAATAAAATCAACGCCTGTGGTAGCGTACGTCAAGCCCTTTCGGCACTCGAGTTCGCTGTGGGCAAAGTTACAATCCATTTTGAAGCAACCAATAAAGGCATACTTGCAAAACTTAGTAAAGTGATACGGTTTCATTTCCATGGTTAATGTAAAAGCGCTTGTGGTCGTCGTGAGGTACAATTATTATATTATAATTTTGATTTTCATTTTTTACGTGATTGTTACGTAACATGTAGTTACTATTTTTACAAGACCTACTCACTGTTATATAAAAATAAAGTTGTAAAAAAACTAGACTTACTTTTTTAGTAAAATTTTTATTTTTTTACCGATTCGATTGTTCATCACTTTTATTTCACGGCTTTTTCACAAAAACCCGTACCAAAAATGGTACTATAACAGAATTTATGATGTTACAATACATTTATCCAGTATATTCACTGAATAAATAGTAAAAGTACTACTAAAAACTGTTATAGCAAATAAAATTGAGTGATAAGACGGTGTTTTATTTGGTCAAGGTGCGTCAAAAAAGGTTGGGATGACGAAAACCCAATTCTTGCCAGCATTCTCTATTTCTATAATTTATATGATATCCATGGTTAATATCTGACATACGAATTCCGAGTTTCATATATTGTACGATACAGGTCGGTGGAAGAACATATAGGAGACCATTGAACGAACTTGCTGCGATACAAATAGAGAACTCTTTGATCTTATCTTTATAACTAGCATGACTATGTATATCCCATATGGGTAATGTATACGCACGATAAAACCCATATGAATAGGATGTTGTAAGAAGAGTAGGTAGAATATAATTCATATTATTTCTATTACTTATTATTTGTTTTTTAATCAATCTATTGATTTTGTATAAGATAATTTTAAATTTTACATCTTTAACAAAGTGTTGCGCATAATCCGTTTGATAACGTTGAACCAGAGAAACGGATACTAATTAAATCAAATTGAGTTAGAGGCAATGATATATTTGCAACTGTGCTATGACTTGTACTTCCATTTGGAATAGTGGCATGAAACAACGTTGGTACTCCATTTACATAAATGGTTGCTGTATACGAACTCGAATTTGACAATTCTCTAATACTAAATACGAGTGTAGTGGCGATACAAGAAGTTCCAACAACAATTGTATTACGCAATACATCATTCGATGAATTTCCTAGTCCGACAAAATTGTTATTTGATACCGACTCGGATGTTGCGAATACGTACAAGTGTGAAGAAACACCAGCGTCTCCTTTTGGTCCAACTGGTCCGGTAAGACCTATTGGACCGATTGAACCTGTTGCACCTGTAAGACCTATAGGACCTATTAGACCGATTGAACCCGTTGCTCCAGTTGGACCGATTGCTCCTACAGGACCAGTTGCTCCAGTTAATCCTTGTGGTCCCGTTAATCCTTGTGGTCCAACTGGTCCCATTGCTCCTACAGGACCGATTGCTCCTATAGGACCAGTTGCACCAGTTAATCCTTGTGGTCCAACTGAACCTGTTGATCCTGTAAGACCAATTGGACCGATTGATCCTGTTGCTCCCGTTGCTCCTGTTGGACCCATTGCTCCTGCAAGACCTGTTGCGCCAGTTAATCCTTGTGGTCCAGTTGAACCTTGAGAACCTTGTGGACCTGTCTCCCCCTGAGGACCTGTTTCCCCTTGGGGACCTATATCTCCAACAAGACCTTGTGGACCAATCGGACCTATAGGACCTGTAGCACCTGTAGCACCCGTAACTCCTTGTGAACCTGTTAGTCCTTGTGTGCCCGTTGGACCAGTTGGACCAGGTGGACCTTGAGGACCTACTGGACCTTGATCACCTTTTGAACCCTGTGGTCCATCTTGACCAGTATCACCTTTATCTCCTTTACATCCTTCTTCTCCAGTTTCTCCTTTATCACCTTCTTCTCCTTGAGGTCCGCATGGTCCCATTTCTCCATCATCTCCTTTTTGCCCTCTATCACCTTTATCACCTTTGGCACCAGTAGATCCAGTCGCACCTGTATCACCACGATCACCTTTAGGACCTACTGGTCCCATATCACCTTTTGGACCCGTATCACCATGAGGACCAGTTGAACCCGTATCACCTTTTGGACCCGTATTACCTTTTGGACCCATCGGACCACATGGACCTATCGATCCACAATCACCCTTTGGACCAGTTGAACCCGTATCACCTTTATCACCCTTACATCCATTGTGACCAGCTGGACCACTTAGACCTTCATCTCCGTGATCCCCTTTTTCTCCTTTATCGCCTTTATCACCCTTGTCTCCTTTTGAACCTTGACTACCTTTATCACCACATGCTCCATGATCGCCTTTTTCACCCTTTGGACCACAGTGTCCCGTATCCCCTTTATCACCTTTAGGACCACAATCACCATTAATACCACGACATCCTTGTTCTCCAGTATCACCCTTGTCACCTTTGCAACCAGAATCACCTTTTTCACCTCGTTCTCCTTTATCACCCTTTTCTCCTCTTTCTCCCTTATCACCTTTATCTCCTTTTTGACCCTTGCAACCCGGAACACCTTGTTCTCCTTTATCACCCTTTTCTCCCTTGTAACCCATGTCACCTTTGCATCCTTTTTCTCCGTGATCACCTTTATCGCCTTTGTCACCTTTATCCCCCTTGTCACCCTTGTCGCCATGATCGCCTTTAGGTCCGATACAACCAACTTCTCCCTTGTCACCTTTATCGCCTTGTTCTCCCTTGTCGCCTTTTTCACCACGATCGCCTTTATTTCCTTGATCACCCTTAATGCCACAATCCCCTTTGCTACCTTTTTCACCTTTTTCACCTCGTTCCCCACAATCACCTTTGTCTCCTTGGTCTCCTTTATAAAACCTATAATTGCATTTACATTCGGATGGTTTGGCACCACATGAACAATCTTGTTTTTTTTCAAGAACACATTCCGTAACGACTACCTCACATTCTTTTGTATAATGTTTTCTTGATTTTTTTTCGTCACATGATTTTTTAGATTTTGCTCTCTGATCATACGAACAATCGCTGTCTGATGAACTAGAACTAGACATTTCATATTTGTGATTCTTTTTGGTTTTGGTTAAACTCATTTACCTATTTTTAACTATTTATTTTTTTTGTGTCAATTACTCTATGTTAAAAATATCAAGTAGAAAGTCTTCACGGTTTTTCACACGGCTTTTTCACAAAAACCCGTACCAAAAATGTTACTATAACAGAATGTATGATGTTACTATAACAGAATGTATGATGTTACAATAAATATACTGAGTATATTCAGTGAATAAATACACAACTTTTTCATTCTATTTATTTGCTATATATACATTTTATAGTAGGGTTTACTATAAAATTAAAAATAGTTATATTTATACAGATGATTCGATCGGGTGTTCTTGTTTTTCTTTTTCTTTATCCTGTTCTTGTTCAATTTCTTTTTCTTGTTCACGTTTTTTCTTATTCCATTCCGTTGTTCGATTCTTGATCGTTTCACGATGGTTTTCATAATACGTCTTGTAATATTCTTTTCGTTGTTGTGAAAATTCATCGTACGAAGTCGGTTTTACTTTTTCTTTTACCTTTGTTTCTTTATTGGCATGATACCATTTTAACGAAGACGCACGTTGTCGTTCTTTTCGTTCTTCTTCTGTTAATCGTACACGTGGTTGCTTGTCTTTCTGTACCAGTACATGTTTTTGGATTACGTCTTGTACTACTTGTTCTTGGATTATGTCTTGTTCTTCGGTTGATTCTTGAACTTGGATTACTTCTTGTTGTTGAAATTGACGATTCCATTCCGCAATTCGTTGATACGCTTTACCTCCACGACGGGTATTACGAAGCATAAACGAAAATTCCGTACCCTCGTTCACGTACGTCAACATGGTACGATGAGCATCTTCCATTGATAAAAATTGTAATTCAGTAGCGGAATCGGTCAAGGTGATTTCATATACAGATACTTGCTGCTGTTGATCCAAGATCAATTCGTTTGATGTTGTAGACATGGTGATAAAGATAAATCATATTATTATAATTTATAATTTTCATTTTTTTAGTAAAAACTCTAGTAAAAAAAATGAAACTAGATACTAGGTAACCATAAAAATCACGAATGTCCAACGCAGCGATACTGGAAACACTCATCAATGAAATACAATGAATTATTCGTATGGAAGTCAATGATAGTACGTAATAAATGTTATCATCAAGACTTTGGATTTTCTTTTTTTTATTTTTTTCTTTGTTATTTTATAAAATGAGCGGAAAAGATTTAAGTTCACGATCTTCTCGTAAGAATCAACGACAGATGGAGATACAGTCCATACCAACTCCATATCACCAAGGAAATTTTAATATAGAAACCAGTGTAAAAATTATATTATTTATCATCCTTTTACTCTTTTTTAGTCATAATCGTGAATTTCTTGATCTATTAGGAGAAATATCTATGTTATTGAATGAATTCTCTGGTCTAAAACACCATAGACATCATAAATATGATATCTCGTTTTATTTACAAGACAATAAAAAAATGTCTCTCATGCTAGATCGTATGTTTAATACAATATTGGATAAATTATCCTATGAAGTTGAAAAGATGTTTTGGAATGAAGTACATGTTAATACGACCTATCGTACTAGTCTCGTAACATTGGATGTTAACACATTATTTAAATTATTATCAGATGAACAACAAGAGATACTTTTGAATATACTTAAAAAAGCGTATAACAATACTACTATGAAAACACTTGGTAAATGTTCTAGAAAAAATAAAAATAAGCGTACTAAATCAAAAAAATCACGAAAACATTATAGAAAACTATAACAAAATCACATCTTTTTCATTTTATTTATCAAGGCCTTTTCACAAAAGGCCTTACCCCAAAACTTCCTATAACAGAATGTAAATTAATATAATAGTTTATTCAGTGAATATACTGAATAAATAATATAAATACTACTTATTCTGTTATAGCAAATAAATAGAATGAAAAAGTTGTGTTATTTATTTTATTATAAACCAGATGGAACTGATTTAGTAGAATCAGAAAACGGTCGACAAGGTAAAAGTTATGCTTTTTTATAGTAGTACTACTATAAAATAAATTGATTATGATATTTTTTCTAATAAATGTTTTCTAAATTCTGCAGCATCTGGAATATTATATTTATCCTGTTCATTATCATAAATAATTCGTTCAATTGTTATACCTTTTAAATGCTTATGTTTAGGATGGACACACTTAAAGTTATGATTAATCATTGTGATAATATTATTCATGGGTATTTTTAACATATCTGATATTTCTTTCCTTGATTTAAAGCGAATTTCTTTGTATCCACTTTCTTCATTTTCTGGATCAATAAGTATTTTTACTATGAATTTATCCTTCATGATTTACTACTTTTACTATTATCTTTAAGATATTATTTTTTTACAATTTCAAATCATTTATTATTATATTTATTTTTATACTTTACAATTCTTTTTTTACAATTTCATAATTCAAAATTAAAAATATATTTTCTTGTATATACATAAAATGACTTCTGGATGTTGTATTCCAGAAAAAATAATCATGGATCATTCACATAATTTATTTGAAACTCTCCTTGACACATTTCCTACGTTACCTCCTGTAAAAAATACATTTTTTGTAACACCCACTACTCCTTCTGAAGCAATGTATGAAGTTACTTGTTTACTTTCGTTCGTTTCCGATCAACGTGCTACTGATTTCACATCATGGTCAACGATCGGTCAATTATTGTATACGGTTTCTCGGGCTAGTAAAAATGGTATTCTTGCGTGGATAGCCTTTACACAACGGTCTACTACTTTTACGAAAGAGGATTGTATAAAAGCCTGGAGCGATATGACATATTCTGAATCCGATTCCATACGTATCCTATTTTTTTATGCTACCATGGATGATAATGACGCTTTTCAACAATACAAAACGACCACGAGTAAAAATAAATTATTGCAGTTACTACGGTATAATCGATATGAACTCGTTGAAGCAGACTGTGCAGACGCATTGTATTTATTGTATAAAGATGAATTTTTTTATCATGATGGATGGTATTATTATTTCACTAACGGTAAATGGTTACCGATGAAAGAATGCCTAGAACTGAAAGGACGTATACGGGTACTCATCGGATTTATCATGGACGAAATAAAAAAGATGAATGATCAATTATTCTCCATAAAAAACGAACGACGTAGTGTCGAGGATGAAGATCAAGTTGAAAATAAAGAGTTACTGGAAACTATACGAAACAAAGAAACTCATTTGAGTGAAAACATTATGATATTGGAACATACACGAAAACAAATCAGTAAGACAGCATTCAAAAATAATATCATGATGGAATGTAAAATACTATTTTTGGATAACACAGTGCTACAACAACGAAAAGTCCATCTTGTTAATCATGTAAACCAATTGTGTACTCCAATACTAGATAAAAAAGAGATACTAGATAAAAATACTGCATCAATAGAACTATCATTTGTAAAATATATAGTTATGGAAGATACTGAATATACAGATACTATAATATTATTAACATCGGATGAATTAGTAAAAAAATGTAATGAATTTTTAACCAAATATAATATACAATGTAAGACTAATCCAATCTCAATCGTGAGAAAAATAAATAAATTACATATTACTGGTATTACTACTGGTATTAGATGTACTAAAAAAGATATTGTAACTAATAAAATGATTGATATTAATAAAACAAAATTTGATAAATCCGAAATAAAAAATTATTTAATATGGTAGAACTTAAATTTATGTCCATAAATAATTACTATAAATTTATAGTAATTTAATTAGGTTTGTACTGTAAAATAAATAGTTGGTATAATAATTATTTTTTAATTAAAATAATATAAATATAATTGATCTTCCCATGTTCCCATTCATCTTCCCATTTATATATTTTGTACCTAAATCATGGTTACTATATAGAAATAACAGAATTATGTGATCTTCCCATGTTCCCATTCATCTTCCCATTTATATATTTTGTACCTAAATCATGGTTACTATATAGAAATAACAGAATTACACGATCTTCCCATGTTACTATTCATCCTCCCATTTTTATATTTTGTAGCTAGATCATGGTTACTATATAAAAATAAAAGAATTATACGATCTTCCCATTGTATTACAACTAATTTTATATTATTATAAAATTATAGAATATACGCATATTTAATTATTGTACTTTTGGTGTGCTAGAGATATATTATAGTAAAATTATAATAATTATATTTGATCTCATAATCAATCAATACATTTATAATGTAGTTTTATAAAAATATAAAGATTTCTATATAATTATTTTATATATTTTTTCTCAATAATAATAAATGGATCCATCTATTATTATTTTGTATTCAATCATTTTTTTTATGATATGTATTATAATAATCTTATCAATTAGAAATAATTCAAATTCGAATCAGGACAATCATTCATATTACCCAACCCAAAATCAATTAATTGTTCATAAAGCCAAAGCACTTGTACTAACTTGTATCGATTTCAGATTAATTGATGATGCTGTTCGTTTTATGAATAAATTAGGTTACAATAACAATTATGATGAATTTATTATTGCAGGTGCAAGTCTTGGCTACAATAAAACAGATAAATTACCGTTTTGTGATGCTTGGAAACAAACTATTGATTCACACATTAGTTTAGCTATGAGTTTACATGATATTAAAGAAATCATTGTGATTGACCATATGAAATGCGGGGCTTATAAAAAATATTATAAACCAGATGGAACTGATTTAGTAGAATCAGAAGAAATTGCCTATCATATTGAAAATCTAACAACTTTTGGTACATCTATTCAAGATAAATACCCTTGTTTAAGCGTAAAATGCTATTTAATGAATTTAGATGGTA